TAGTGTCCCTGGCGGCCCAAACGCTGGGACCCAGATCATCGGTGATACCGGCAACGGCGACGCGCACACGCATTCGATCAGTGGCTCGACAGCGCATACGCACTCGTACACCCTCCCGCCCTATCGGGCGTTGTTCTTCATAATGAAGACGTGAGGTTGACGTGGCAGGACTGAAGTCAACCGCGATCCGGGCGCCGAACGACGATCCTGCTAACCACAAGATCGTCCTGACGCAGCTCAAGGAAACGACGGAGATCGCTCAGCGGTTGCGGGGCGACCCGCTCGACAGCTTCGTGCGCGTGCGCGAACTTGTTGACGCGGGAATGATGCGCTTCACGAACGGTGGGCTTCAGCCGCCTTCGCCCGGCTCGCTGCCGCCGACTGTCGTTCCGTCAACGCGGAAGGTCAAGACAGCAGGAAGCCTGACGGGCGGCGGAGACTTGTCGGTAGACCGGACGTTGCAGCTTGTGAACGATGTCGGTGCGCCCGGCAACTTTTTCTATTACGGCACCAACGGTGGTGGCGCAAAGGGCTTCTATGCGATCCCGAATCAGATATTCACGCGCGGCGCGATGTGGGTCAACTCAACAGTTGGCTCACCGGTATCGCTTCCAACGAACGATGTTGAGCGCCTCGTTCCGGTCGCGTGCACTCTGCAAGAGATCATTATCACAGGCATCGGTGGTCCGGGATCTTGCCAGATCGATATCTGGTACGTGCCGTTCAGCGGCTATCCCGCCACGGTTGCGAACTCCATCATTGGTACGGGTATCGCCCCCGCTATCTCGTCTGGTAGCAAGGTCAGTCTTACCAACTTCACAGGGTACACAACGACCTCGTTCGCGGCTGATGGGTTCCTCGTGTTTCATTTGGTATCGTCTACAACCTTTACTGTCGTATCTATCGAACTGAGGCTGCAATAACATGGCTAACACAGCAACAACGGCTACCGTCATCGACCAAACAACTGACGCTGCCTTCCGCACATGGGTCGCGGAAATCATCACAGCCTTGGGAACAACCCTGACGCTGACTCAGACGGCGGACACCGGACAGATCAATACGACCACGGTGACTCGTGCTGCTGTGACCAACACGGCTGCCGGATACACTATCTGGCGATTCAACGATACCCTGCAAGCAACGTCTCCGATCTTCATCAAGCTGGAGTTCGGCACAGGTGCCACGCAGCCTACGACTCCGCAGATGTGGATCACGGTTGGTACTGGGTCGAATGGCGCCGGAACGCTGACAGGTGTGGTCGGGGCGCGCTCGGCGGTTGCAGTAGGGAACGCTCCGGCCAGTACGACTACTTCGTACACTTCGCGGTTCGTGTACAACGCCACCTATGGCTTCCTCGCAATGGCCTGGAAGCTGAATGGCTTCGGCACAGCGACAGCAACGATGGGCGGCTTCATCGTGTTCCGCTCCAACGATGCGACTGGAGCGGCTACCGGCGATGCGGTCTCAATGATCACAAACGTCATCAACTCAACTGCTGGACAATCTTCTTCGACTGGCCAGATGCAGTGTCTGTCGTACTTGACATCGACGCTGTATCCGCCAACGATCAGCAACGGCATCTACTGGACGCCTTATGCGACTGCCGCTGCGCCGTTCGGCTTGACTAGCACCGCATACTCTGGAAATGCACAGACATTCCCGGCGTTGTACATGACGCCTGTCATCAGCTTCTCGAACTACTTGACTGTGGGCCGCGCTTCAGAGGAGCCGATTGGCAGCACATTCTCAGAGACGGTCATCGGATCGACAGCGCTGACCTACCTATCTGTAGGCCAGATGTTTGGATCGAGCTACGTTGGCTCGTTCTCTGACAGCGGGCAGACGGTGAACATACTGTGGCAATAAACCCAATCGCGCCGCAGTTTGCTCGCTTCCCGCTGAAGCCGCAGGCGCTGATACAGTTCGTCCCTAAATTCGCGAAGTTCCCTGGCTTCTCGGGTACCACTACGCCGCTGTTCACACCGCTGCCGGTGATACCGTTCAAGTTCCAGCCGGGACAGGTGAAGATCATGCCGAAGCTCGTCGGAGGATCTACTGTGCCAATCCCAGGCGGGCAGCGCATCTTCCCAATCAAGCCCTTGCCCGGATCAGGTGGCGGCGGTGGCGGCGGCACGGTAGGCTACGGCATATGAGCACGATCCGAATCGACAACTTCGCTGGCATTGCGCCCCGCTACTCGGCCCGCCTCTTGCCGAACAGCGGAGCCGTGCGCGCGGACAATTGCAAGCTGCTCTCCGGTGAGCTTCGTGGGCTCCGGGAGACGCAGCAGCTTTACGACTTCGGAGACTTCGGCGGCCTCACAGTCGCCCGCGCGTATCGGCTACCGGCCACTGTCGGTGCTCCTATCCCCATTGGAAACTCAGACTTCTGGGTAGGATTCACGGACCCCGAAGTTGACTTTGTTCGCACGCCAGTGCTGGAGGACAGCTTTGAGCGATACTACTGGACCGGTGATTCTGCTCACCACAGCGGGGTTCCTCAATACAACACTCGCGCCCGTATCCAGGGCGGCTCTCCAAGCTATGTTCTCGGCATCCCAGCTCCTGTCCATGCGCCAACGGTCACACCGGCTGCTGGAACTGATGTTGTCAGAAGCTATGTCTACACCTTTGTCAGTGCATATGGTGAGGAAGGGGCACCGAGTCCGCCTACGACTGCTACCGGAACTTCCGGTACATGGTCCATCAGCGGGATTGATACCTCAGTCCCCTCCCCCTCCAACTATAACTTGGCCACGACTCGCATCTACCGCACGGTCGCGGGGACCACTGGGACAGAGTATTTCCACGTCGCAGATATCGTCTTTGGAACGAGCACTTTCTCAGACACAATCTCCGATGCGACCGTAGCGCTGAACTTCCTGATGCCGTCGCTCACCTGGGACCCGCCGCCGCAGACCCTGAAGGGTTTGGTCGCGCACCCCGGTGGCTTCCTCATCGGGTTCACAGGCCGCGATCTCTACATGAGCGTGCCGTATCAGCCGCACGCTTGGCCCGTGGAGAACATTCAAACCTGTCAGACCGAGATTGTTGGTGTTGCTATCGTCAACAACGTGATCATTGTCACGACGACGAGCCATCCGTACTACGCGGAAGGTATGTCGCCAGAGGCAGTGACGCTCCAAAAGATCGAGTCTATCGACCCGTGCGTGGCGCGGCGTTCCATCGCGACCACGATTGACGGTGTGTACTATTCGTCACCACAGGGAATCATTCGGGCGACCGGTGGTGCGACTCAGTTGGTCTCGCGCGAGTTGTTCACCCGCGAGGAGTGGCAGCTCTACTTCTCACCGACGACTGTTCAGGCCGTCCCCTATGGTGTGCAGTACATCGCATTTGACAGCTCGGCCACGGGATTCATCTTCTCGCCTGCTGAGACCAATGCGCCCCTGACGACGCTCGACCGGTTCGTGGATGTGCAAACGATCCAGATCGATGCCTATACCGGCGACGTGTACATCGTCCAGGGCAATCAGGTCCGCCTTTGGGACCCTCCCACAAGTACGCCGTATTCGTACACTTGGACGAGCAAGGAATACGATCTCCCGAAGCCCGTGAACTTCGGCGCGTTTCGCTTGAAATTCAAGGGTGCGCCGGTCATCATCCCCCCTCAGTTCCTGAAGGATTACACGGCCTATAATACGGCCCGCTACGCCGCAGGACCCCTGGCACCGATCAATAGCTACGCGATCAACGCAGCTCGGAAGGTGCCGCTCGGAACTTCGATTGATCCCCAGAACCGGGGGCCGATCAACGGAAGCTCGCTGTACAATACCGCGTCACTGACGAATCCCGGAACAGCGGTGCAGGTGAACATCTATGCACGCGACCTCGACCAAGAGTGGAATCTTGTGTTCAGTTACTCGGTCAACTCTGAGCGCGTCTATCGAATACCCGCTGGCTTCAAATCAGACGGGTGGCAGATCCAACTTGTTGGAAACGTTCCGATTTTTTCGTTCGCCATGGCAGAAACTGGAAAAGAACTCGAACAGGTGTAGTATGGTTTCCAACCCCCACATGATTGCCAACCCCGGCGTGATAGGTGCTAAGGTGTCGGTAGCATCCGCTGTTATATCGTTCTGCGCACAAGGCTTGCCGGTCGCGCAATTCTTCGCTGCCATCCTGGGCGGCGTCTCAGCCGTTGCTGCGACTGCCTGGGTAATCCGCCAGTGGTGGATTTCGAGAAAGCGATGAAGCTTGGTGTCAAGGGCGAGACCCTCATCAAGAGTTACGAGAAGTGCCGACTCGTCGCGTACCCGGACCAGAAGGGTGTACCGACCATCGGCTGGGGTCACACCGGCCCCGAAGTGCACCTGGGCATGACGTGTACACAGGCGCAGGCCGACGCATGGTTCGAGCAGGATGTCCAGAAGGCCGTCTTGCAGGTGATCAAGTCGCTCGACATAGCGGTGAATCAGAACCAGTTCGACGCGCTCGTGGCGTTCACCTACAACGTGGGTGTCACTGCCGAAGGGCATTCGACGCTGATCAAGCTCGTGAACGCGGGATATACCGGCGCAGCGAGCGCAGAGTTTGGGAAGTGGAACCACGTAGACGGTGAGGTGAGCGCAGGGCTCACAGCCCGCAGAGCGGCCGAGAAGGCATTGTTCCTATCATGAACGGCAAGCGCAAATTCATCCTCGCACTCCTGGCCAGTATCTCGGCTGGGCTGTTGTGTTGGTATGGTCATGTCACCAGCCACGACTGGGTGGAAGCACAGACTGTGATCCTTGGTCTGTACAAGATCGCGAACGTGATTGACAAGAAGCTCGGCGGTGCAGGATGATCAGCGCTCTCATCAAGACGTGGATCGCTCCATACGAGG